ACAAGGTAATGCATCAACCTCTGGTATCCTAAAATATTTCGTAGTTTATTTTCAAAAAAAATGTACACATTAGACAATTATGAAAAGGCATTACGACACTTTGGTATTCAGGTCGAGTATGCCTGCGCATCTGAGATCTCTGGTAAGATTTCTGCAGAAGAGGCTTATCAACGTATTAAGTCTGCACTTAAACAACTCAAAGAAGTTAGAAAATCCGAAGCAGGAACTGAGTGAAAAAACTTGTTCCAGATGTGGGCATACATATCCACTGAACAATAACTATTTTCAAGTTGTAAAAAACTTTGAAAAAGGTTATAGTTTTTATTGTAACCATTGTGATGAGAGAGGAAAACATCCCACATGGAAGTATCAGAAATGAAACCAGGAGTAAATTTGGTATCTGTAACGCCAGATGCTGAAAAACATATAGCTTATTGTGCTCGTGTTAGTAATCCTAACAACCAGAATAATGAAAATTTTTCTGGTCTCCTTAAGTATTGTATTAAGAATCAGCACTGGAGTATTTTTGAACAGGCTTACATGACCTTGGAGATTACAACAAACCGAGGAATAGCTGCTCAGATACTGCGTCATCGCTCTTTTACTTTTCAGGAATTTTCACAACGTTATGCATCAACTTCTTTCCTAGGTGATATTTTTCTCCCTGAACTCAGAAGACAGGATACTAAAAATCGCCAGAATAGTATTGATGATCTTGATCCTGAACTAGTTGAAAAACTTAACAGGCAAATGATTACACTGTTCAGTTCAGCAAACTCTCTTTACCAACAAATGTTGAAGGCAGGAGTTGCAAAAGAGTGTGCACGATTTGTATTACCTCTGGCAACACCAACCAAACTTTACATGACAGGTTCAGTTCGTAGTTGGTATCATTATATTGATTTGAGGTCTGCCAATGGTACTCAAAAAGAACATATGGATATTGCTCTTGATTGTAAGAAAATTTTCGTAGAACAATTTCCATCTATTGCAGAAGCTGCAGATTGGATCTAAATAAAATACTTATGGAGGTTAACTTTGGCAACGTATCCGATTGTTAATGTGAATACAGGTGAACAAAAAGAAATAAAACTTAGTGTTCATGAATGGGATCAGTGGAAAAATGATAACCCAGATTGGGAAAGAGATTATTCAGATCCTTCAACCTTCCCTGGTATTGGTGAAGTTGGAGAGGTTTATGATAAACTCAAGAAAAGCCATCCTGGTTGGAATGATGTCCTCCATAAAGCATCTAAGATGCCAGGTTCTAAAGTAAAACCAGTTTAATTTTATGCCAAGTAGAAAATCAAAGTCTGGAATCGGTAGCACTAATCCCGTCCCTTTTGGAATGAGTAATAGAGTGATGAAAAGAAAGAAACCAATTAATCTTGATTACATTAAGAAGATTGAACCACTTACAGATAATCAAGAGTATTTCTTTGATAGGTATAAAAAGGGACAGAATCTTGTAGCATATGGTGTGGCTGGTACAGGTAAGACTTTCATTACTTTGTATAATGCCCTTCTTGAAGTTCTTGATCCTAGAACTCCATACGAGAAAATTTACATCGTTAGATCTCTTGTTCCTACGAGAGAGATTGGATTTCTACCTGGCGATCATGAGGATAAATCAACTCTTTATCAGATTCCATATAAGAATATGGTGAAGTATATGTTCGAGATGCCTGATGATTCTTCATTTGAAATGTTGTATAATAATCTCAAGGCTCAGGGATCCATCAGTTTTTGGAGTACCTCTTTTATTCGTGGTACAACTCTTGATAATGTTATTGTGATTGTTGATGAGTTCCAGAATCTTAACTTCCACGAACTTGATTCTATGATCACCCGTGTTGGTGAAAATTCTAAGATCATGTTCTGTGGAGATGCTACACAATCAGATCTTACAAAAACTTCTGAGAGAAATGGTATCAATGATTTTATGAATATTCTGAATAACATGCCTTCTTTTGATACTATTGAATTTGAAGCAGAGGATATTTGTAGGAGTGGTCTTGTTAAGGAATACATCATTGCTAAGTTGGAGATGAATTTGTGAAGTTTGAATATGTCGATATAGATTATCCAAAACTCTCAAGAGAAACGATTGATGGTGTGAGATATTATGATACTCCCTCTGGGGAGAAATTGGTATCTATCACTTCTGTTATTAGCCACTACAATAGGGAAATTTTTAGAGAATGGAGAGCTAAAGTTGGAGAAACTGAAGCCAATAAGATCACTAAACAGAGCACCAGTCGTGGCACTGATATGCATACTCTTGCTGAGTGTTATCTTCGGAACAGAGACCTACCTAAGGTACAACCACTCTCTGAATTTCTTTTCAAACAAGCAAAGCCAAAACTCAATTTGATTAACAATATTCATGCTATTGAACAATCATTGTTTAGTATGGAGTTAGGTATAGCAGGAAGTGTTGATTGTATTGCTGAGTACGAGGGTGAACTTGCTGTAATTGATTTTAAAACAAGCAAGAAACCAAAACCAAAAGAATGGATTGAACATTATTTCGTACAGTGTGCTGCTTATGCTTGTATGTTGTATGAAATGACAGATATCATGGTGAAGAAATTTGTTATCATCATGTCATGTGAAAATGGTGAAGTTGAAATCTATGAAGAATATGACAAAAGAAAGTACATCAACCTCCTCTCAGAATACATTAGAGAGTTTGTTGAACATAAAATGCAACAATATGCAAAAACCTGAAGAGAGTGTTGAAAGTCTGATCCAGAGTAAGTTTTTCTCTTCAAAGCGTTTTGCTGAGGAGATTGAAAAACTGACTCATGACAACAATGATATGAAATATATTGATGCGATAATTCACTTCTGTGAGAAAAATAATATAGATGTTGAGTCTATTCCTAAGTTGATCTCAAAACCATTGAAAGAAAAAATAAAGGCAGAGGCTATTGAGCTAAATCTTCTTAGGAGAACTTCTCATGCTAGACTTCCACTATGAAAATAAGTTACGATGAGTTGAGACATCATAGAATACTTGCAGCCATTCGTGATGCATTTATTCCTCCAGATCAACTCAAGTATCTTGGTGAAATTGACGGTGAACATACTTACCTTGTGGATAATAAACATGAGGTAAAGTTGAGTGAAATTATTGGTTTTGATGAAGTTTTAGAAGATGATACCGAAAGTGAGTCCATTTGATGCCTATAAATCCTATCTTGGATTAAAGAATCATTTTACAAGGGAGAAGTATGACTACCATAAGTATTGTGGTAAATCAAAAGCTTCCTTGCAAAGTTTCTACAAACGTCGTGATAGGTTCTTTTTTGAGAAACTGAGTAGACAGAAAGATGATGATGAAGTGATTGAATTCTTTGTTTCTAATTTTGTATCTTGTAATGATCCACAAACACTATGGATTGGTGAGATCGTTAAAAATGGAGAGCAAAATTATACGGAATGGAAAAGAAGAACTCAATCAATGACTTATCTCTTTAAAGAAGAGATAGAAAATAATTTTTCAGGTAAAAAATTTGATGATGTATTTTACATTGATGGAACTCGCCACCCCATTCTTGTGAAAGAACATCTCTCTGGTAATATATCTCTAGAAACACTTATTATTCTTGATCGTATACTTGGTTTTAAAACTGAATTTGATAAAAAGCTGAAAGACCCGGTTTGGGATTTTCTTTCAATGAGAATGAATAAGTATGGTTCATTTTTAAAGATAGATATATTTAAATATAAAAAAATTTTAAAACAAACATTAGGAGTCACATGAGTTTCTTCAAATCTGAGATCGTAAAGAAGGAGTTGCAAGATATTTCTCAACTCCAAGAGGAGATTTATTCAAAGGTATTTGAGTTTTCTTCAATGGATAAAGATAAGAAGTTGGAACATATTAGAATGTTAGAAGAACTTCTTTCAAAACAACAAGTTCTTTATACTAGAATGAGTTTATCTGATGATCCAGAAGCAAAGGGTATGAGATCTCAACTTATCACTCAAGCAAAGCAACTTGGTTTTCCTGAAGATGTGGATCTTGGATTTGTATTCTCAAACATGAATAAAATCATTGATAATATGAAAAAATCCCTTGAAGAGTGATATAATAAAGGCTGGCTGATCCTTTCCCAAGCTAAAGCACACAAGCCAAATACAACAAATACAGGTACATACAATGAGTTTTTCAAACTTAAAAAAGCAAAGTTCTCTCGGGAACCTTACTTCCAAATTGATCAAGGAAGTAGAGAAGCAAAGTAATGCTGGTGGTGGAGGTGCTGATGAGCGTCTCTGGAAACCAGAAATGGATAAGTCGGGAAATGGATATGCTGTTATTCGTTTTCTCCCTGCCCCTGATGGAGAAGATCTTCCCTGGGCAAAACTGTTCTCTCACGCCTTTCAGGGACCTGGTGGGTGGTATATTGAGAACTCTTTAACTACAATCGGTGGTAAAGATCCAGTTGGTGAGCTGAATCGTGAACTCTGGAACACTGGTACTGAATCGAACAAGGATATTGTTCGTAAGCAAAAGCGTAAGCTCTCTTTCTACGCGAACATTTATGTTGTGAAGGATCCTGCCAATCCTCAGAACGAGGGTGGAGTATTTCTCTACAAGTTCGGAAAGAAGATCTTCGATAAGATCATGGATGCAATGCAACCTGAGTTTGAGGATGAAACTGCAATCAATCCTTTTGATTTTTGGCAAGGAGCAAATTTCAAACTGAAGTTGAAGAAGGTTGCAGGTTATTGGAACTATGATAGTTCTGAGTTTGATCGACCATCTCCTCTTTTGGATGACGATGATGCTCTTGAAGCTATCTGGAAGAAACAATATTCTCTAACGAGTATTGTTGCAGAAGATCAGTTCAAGTCTTATGATGAACTGAAGAAACGCCTGGATTATGTTCTTGGTACCCAAAAATCATCCCGTCGATCTACAGTAGAGGAAGAAACTGAGTATGATAACTACGCAGCAACAGAACAGAAGAGAGTTTCCGAAGAAGAAGTTCTCAAAAAGCTTGAACAATCAGCACAAGCTTCAAAAACTGAATCAACATCCGTTGTTGATGACAGTTCTGTTGGTGACTCAGACGATGATGAAGATCCAATGAGCTACTTTGCCAAACTTGCAGATAGTTGAATTTAAAATCAACTTTTAATTTCAAAAAATGTTGAAAAAAAATTCCTGGTAAAATTTACCCCCTTTAGATTTTTTTCAACTGAAGATTCTGATATCTTCACCTTTAACATGGGATCTATCCACATATTGGGTAGATCCTTCCTTGTATGGCATGATTCTTTGTAGATCATTTATCACAATATTGATGAATTCTTTTTTCACTACATAAATGTTTCTTTTCTCATTTTGTATTCTTGTTTCATATTCAAAATTAGATACAGATCTAACAGGATTAACTGTTCTCTGAAGGAATTGTGAAAAGTCATAGAAAGAGAATTGAAAATCCTGATCTACCTCAAATCCAGAATCCAATAATTTCTGATTATCAGCTGTATACACTTCAGTGGTTTCGTAATGATGAACATTGTGTATTTGATCTACGCCATACTTCCTATCCAAATATTCATTAAAAGCTTCTTGATCCAAAGGCCACTCATTTATTGGGTTAATAACATTGTTGGAAAGTAATATCAACCAATCCAAATTTTCATCTTTGTAATATTCATAAGCAATAATATCTGGTCTCTGGCCATCTCTCACAGCATATCTCTCAAAGAAAGTAATATCCTGAAAGATATCATCAGAGATTTTAGCTCTTTTGAATAAGTTTTTTACTTCACTATAAGCATTAATATACTTATCTTCTTTGAGCCTATTAATATACTCAAAATTAGGAACATAGCTAAAATATTGTCCCCTGTAATTTAATTCTTTTTTATTTCTTTGTTGTAAGTAAGTCATTAGAAACCCATACCTCCTGCTTCGTCATCTTGATAGATAGGTTCAACTTCACCCATGGCAAATTGGATCTCATAAGCAGTCATTGATCCATC